ACGAGATGTCCGGGAAAAGGCAATCGGCCACTAACTCACGCTTCCACGCGCATACGTGCCACGGAGCGCGCAAGGTCTGCCCACCTTCCACGAACGGCCCGTCTTGGTTGTTCAAGTGAAACACTACATCGGACCGCCGCCCGTTGTAAATCGCGTGTTGCTTAAAGGTAATCACATCTGGCGCGTGCTTGATGGCGGCGAGAATCAGCGGAATTGTATCTGGGAAAATCTCGTCGTCGTCGTCGCAAAACATCACGTAATCACCGATGGCAGAATCAAGGCACGCTTGGCGCTTGAGCCCGACAGAGCGGGTAATGTTGTCGAGAACAACGATGTGCTCAGCCTGCGGATGCGGCGCGATGAGATCCGCGAGGGCGCGGGCTTTGTCGATGCGTCGCCAGATGGCGGGAGTTAGAATGGAGAGTTTTGGAGTCATAGTGCGCCTTCGATAATGCTGTTTCCTCGAAAAACAAAACCGTGCGAGTAGTAGCCGTTGTGGTGATTCTCCAGCCGCAAGAAGAGATCCGGCAGCTTCGGCTTGTCCCATTGGTCACCCACCAGCTTGAATGTGGCGACATATTCCTCGCCCCCCTCATCGTCGTGCCGCTGGCAGTAGTTAGGATCGAAGCAGTAGCCATCCAGCTCGATTTCCTTCACTGCGGCATTGTCGCCTTCGTGGATCGGGTTTTTACCGTCCGGCGTTTCGCTAATCGTCCAGAAGGCGTGCTCGCAGCAGTTTTGCCCAAGGTCGTAGCCAAGGATCACGTTGTTGCCGTCGATGAAGTTGACCTTCCCAGGAAAGGTTTCGGTGAGATTCCAGATTCGTGTTTTCATGGTTTGTTTTCTTGATTCTTCTTCACCCAGCACCGCCCCACCACGTGATACTCCCAGCCCATCTCAGCCAGCGCCCTTTGCACTCCTTCGGCGTCGATGTCATGACCGGCGATGATGCCGCCTTCCTTGACCTTCGGCCCCCATGCTTTCAAGTCGGCAAGAACTGAATCGTAGTCGTGCGCGGCGTCGATGAATACGCCCGCAAGGGATAAGTCATCAAAACCAGTCGCCGCCATGACTGAAGGAATCGCCACAGTGATCACGTTATAGTTGCATTTGGCCGCTTGCACGTTGTGATCAAACTCCTTCACTACTTCAAGAATTCCCGTGTCAGCATCGCCCTTGAAGGTATCAACAGCATAAAGCTTGACCGCCTTCTCTTGATCCTGCAATCGCTGAGCAAGGTGAATGATACTTTGCCCTTTCCACGCGCCGACTTCGACAAACGTGTCGCCGTCTTGCAGCTTGCGAGCAATAGCCGTGTAAAGGTCACGAAAATCACACCAGCCCTCAACGTCCCATGACGTGATCGCGCCGTTCTGGAGACGCTGCAAATGCTGAGCGCCTTCGGCGTAATTCGATCTCATGTTCGACCTTGCGTAAGTCTCATCGACTTGAGCCTTACCAAACGCAGGATGCAGATGCTCAAACACCACATCCCGCGCATCAATCACCACTCCATCCCGGTGAGCGCATTCGCTGAACCAGTTGTCGCTATACATCGAGAAAAAATCAGGGTGGAACAAGTAACCTTGATCAAGGTATCGAGCGCGGGTCAGAATCGCCATGCACATCAGATCGTCTTCGCGGTGACCGTCTGAGATTTGCAAAACGGCAGGCTTTGACGTGTCGCCAATCCACTCAAGGATCAGCTTGTCCCAATGCATAGGAGGCTCCCAGTCGTCGCTCAACTGAATCAGGATCTCGCCGTGTGATGCTTCGGCGGCGTAGTTCCAAGCGCGCACTGGGCCACCGTCACCCTGAACGATTCGGTGCCGCCACAAGGTCAGGTATTGGATGCTGTCAGCGTCGTCGGCGTCGATGGCGAAGATGTGCTCAATGGCGTCAGGATTTGCGGCTTTTTCCAGCCACTTGCGGCGAGCGGCTGCGGCTTGCTGGACTCGTCCGCGGGTCGCGTGCAAAAGGCTGATCTTTGCGCCGTTGCGTTTGAAGAAGTTTAACTCATGCGTGTCAGCGCCAACGAAGTCAAGATTAGCCCGTAGCGCCATCGCGTGAGCTTCAATGCCCTCCCGTCCCCAGAGTGATCGGCGAGCGTTCCACGGCCACTCGTAAGGCTTCGGTTGCGAGCGCAGGCACCGAGCCCAAGCAATCATCTCTTGCGGCTTCTGACGGGCGAATGCGCCCTTGCATAGTTCGGCGTAAGCTTCGCGGCGGGAAGGGTCGATGGCTACGGCCTGAAGGTAGAGCTGTGACCGCATTGGCTCCTGTGCGCCCTTGGCAAGGAAGCAATAAATCTGGTATTTTTCGACGGGCGGAACTTCGGTGTCTTGAACGAGCTTCGCGCCTTCGTTCATCGCTTCGTCATGTCGGCCGACGAGATCCAAAGTCTGCATGAAATGAAAGCGCTGCGACACGGTGCGCTCAGCTTCGGGTATGCTTTCCAGAATCCGCATGTTGCGTTGATTGTTCGGCGCTCGATGGGAGATCGGCGCGTGAACGATCTTGACGTTGTTCAGCGTGCCAATATTGGCGTCTTGAACGGTGGGCATCAAGCATTCATGGATGGGTGATTGCCACTTCCACGAATCCTTTCTGACAATGCGCTCACGCATGACGGTGACGCAATCTTCGGGCACCTCATACGGGAATTGAATGCCGGTGAAGTCGTCCTCTAAGCCGTCCAGGGCGCGGCGGATGATTTGGATGTAGCGCGGGTCGAGGATGTCGTCGGTGTCGGCCCACATGACCCATTCGTTACTGGCAAGGTCGAAGGCTATTTGACGGGCGGCGGCGAAGTTGTCAACGTGGGGCCACTTAGTGCCGACAGCGTTCTGATATTCGGTCATGCCATGCGACACACCAAGCTCGCTAAGTGTTGATTTTGCAATCGTCCAGCTTTCGTCGGGAATGCTTCGGCCAATAGCCCGCACCAAAACCACCTCATCAACCAGCGGCGCAAAGGAACGCAAGAAACGCTCCATGATGTTTTCGACGTTGCCGTAGATGACGGCTAGGGTGAGTTTGCGTTTGTAGTTCATGGCTTTGGTCCCTCCTTCACAAAGTATTGCGGCTCCCAAGGCGTGCCCTCAGCATCTCGGAATGCATCAAAAGCAAATCGCAGCTTGATCGAAATCGGCATTCCGCGCCACATCTCGGTGGCTGTTATCCATGTGCCGTCTCGCGGTGCTTCGGCAATGTCTGCCCAGTGATAATCGTTCATGGTTTCCAAAGGTAGAGGGTTTTAAGAAATGCTTCGGCGCGCTTGGCGGCGGTTGCGTGAGCGCAATGGTAAAGCGAGCCGCCGAGAAAATCACAATATCTGTCCCATAGGTAAGTGCCGTCACCTAGCCGCTTTTCGGCCTCATGCATCGCGTTCAGGTCGTTGAGGTAGTCGGGAAGCGGTAAATCCCACTTAACATCTGCGGTGTGAATTGGATGCCTGCCGTATGCGCTAGGCTCTGGGTTGTTTACGGTTTTCGTATGTTCCCAACCGCACGCCTTCGCGATCGCAATTTCTTGCTCTAAATCGTTCATTCCGCCATCAAAACCGATTTTGGCGCAATCGTCAAACAAAAAAAGCGCGGCCCCCTTTCGAGGACCGCGCCGCTTCGGGAGACGGTTAAGGCACCGTGAAGAGCTTGAGCTCATTCGTCACTGCGGTGGCGTATCCATACAGGCAGTGGAGATTGGCGAAGTATTTGCCCTGACTGCGCGACCAATGACGTGTGTACAGTGCGGAGATGCCGCTTTCAGCATCCACATACTGCTCAACGGCTTCGTAGTCCTCAATGGGCAGGTATTCGCCGAGTTGACGCATGGCAACCGCGATGGCGTTTTTGCCGCAGGCGAAGCCAGCAAGCGAAACGCTGTTGAGCGGGATGACATCTGAGGAGTAGATGTCCATGCCCAGCAAGCGGCCCAGCAAGCCCTCTTTGATGGCGAGCGAGTCGCCACGGTTGAGAGCCAAGGTGATCTTGTCATCGCCCAGCATCGCAGCCTCGATGTCCATGTTAGCAACAAAGGACTTGTCGCCACGAACGCCAGCGGAAAGCAGAGCTTTGCGAGCGGCGATGAGTTGAGCGCGGCCATAGTTAGCGGCAGCGGTGGTGATGATTGCAGAACCAAAGTTGCTGGTCGTGATCAGTGACCAGATGTCGGTGAGCACGGCTTGAGCCATGGAGCGCCCGAGCTGATCAGCGAACTGATCAAATCGGCCTGCGTTGCTGGATTCCGCTAATTGTTGCAAGGTAAGATCCATCGGTGTGATCTTGCGCTTGTTCAGGTTGACGGTGATGGCGGTGATGAGACCGCCGGTCTGCTCGTAAACGTCACTCGCTTGCGTGAAGGTGGTGGTCGTCACATTGCCAAAAAGTGGCACGATGACGGCATCACCTTGACCGCGCACCTCGGAGGAGATGTCGGTAGCAAATGCGTTGAGGGGAGTGAGGATCTCGGTCAGTTGCTGGAAAGCACGTTGACCAAACAGTTTGTCGTTGAAGAGAGTAGCCATAGAAGGATGTAATTAGGATTTGAATTTGAATTGAGCGGCGTGGATAGCCTTGCGGTTTGCGTTGTAGAACTTGGTGCGTTCAGCGGGGTCAGTGATCGCGTTGAATTGCGCGAGGATGTCGCCCTTGTCAGTCTCAGCGTCGGGCAGGCTCCGTTCAGATTCAGGAGTAAAGCCGAGTGATGAGACTTGAGCCGCCGCCTTAGCTTCTGCCGTTTGCCGTTCAGCTTCAAGCCGTGCGATTTCAGTGGTAGCTTCGTCGAAGGCTTTGGCTTTTGGCTCAAGCGCGGCCACTTGCGCTTTCAGCGAATCAATGTAGCTAAGAGCGACCTGGATTTGATCGTCTTTGTTTTGCAGTTCAGCCTTGAGCGCCGAGTCACTGTCACCACCAAAAAGGGCAGTAAACCGTGACAGCAGGGACTTTGCTTGGGGTTCCGTCACCTCGACTTCGGGAGCTTGTGGCTCGACCTCAGTTGCAGCATCCGCATCAACAGGAGCGATAGGCTCAACTGGCGCGTTTGCGGTTTCCTCCACAGGAGCGACCTCTGGAGGGGTTTCGGAATTGGCTTGGAGAGACTTGGGTGTCATCTTAAATTTGCGCGAGTCAAAAGCGCGTGCGCTTAGAGCCACGGCACCGATGAGTTTGTCAGCAAATCCGCGCTCGACGGCTTCCTTGCCATCCATCCAGGTTTCGGCGCTCATCATCTCGCGGATCTCGTCCTCGTCGTTGCCTGTGCGGGATACGTAAGCATTGACCAGTCCGTTACCGAGCTTGTCGAGCAGGTCGGCGGTATCGCGCATTTCTTCGGCATCGCCAACGGCCAATCCCCACGGATTGTGGATCATGATGTAGGCGTTCTCTGGGATCTCGACGGTATCAGCCGCCATCAGAATCACCGAAGCCATCGACGCCGCCAGCCCTTCGACGCGAGCGGTGATCTTAGCTTTGGAGTTCTTCAGGCTGTTGTAAATCGCCCAGCCGTCCAACACATCGCCGCCGGGAGAATGGATGCTAAGGTTGATCTCATCCAGCTCACCCATGCCGCGCAAATCGCGCATGAATGCAGATGCGGAGATGCCCCACAATCCAATCTCATCGTGGATGCTGATGTCTGCCGACTTCGGCTTGTCACTCTTGGCTTTGATCTGATACCATGTCTTGTTGCTCATTTGCGTCCTCCTGTATGTCGAGTTGCTTCTGCTTGAATCCGTCCAGCGCGCCTTCATCGAGTCCCATTTCAGACTCGATTTCACGGCGGCGTAAAATCTCCCGCGCCTTCTGCATCTCCACGCTTTCCCAGTCGCGTCCTTTGCGTGCGTGGTAGTCATTCAAGCTCATCACGCCTGCGTCTAACTGCTCAAGCTCAAGCCGCCCTTCGCGGCCACGGTCAATGGTTAGGTCTGCTTGCGGAATCCACTCAGCCCACCACCAGTTTGCGGGCGGTGGCGGTAGCTCTCCGTTCTTGACGGCCTTGGCGATGAAGTAGGTGTAGAAGCGCTGACAGGCTTGCTTGAGCCGTGCTTGCTCATGCTCAATCCAGCGCTGAGTCTCAGCCATTAGGTAGCGCTGGCTTGGCCCTGTTTGCTTAGCTAAGTCCCAGAGCACCTCTGGCGACAAACCAACGCCCCATGCGATGTCACGCACCAGCCATTCGAGTAGCATCATCTGGTTTGGATGTGGACGCCCGTCGTGGATGACGGAAAGCGCTTCATTTTCCATTAGCTGCCCGACTATGCCGCCCTCGCGCATTTGCTCGATGTTGATCGTGCTGCCACCTGTGCTGCGGGTCGTGACGGCGCTAGCAAAGCCCTGCGGCCCGTTGCCGCCCTTCATGGTCCGAACAAGGCCAACCTGATTGGCCATTTTGATGCCGTGCTTCACGTCGGCGGTGATCTCGGCGCTGTCCTGGATGTTGTTCAGGGCGTGAGCGAGTGCGGAAATTCCCCTGACTTGACCTGGACGCTCAAAATCGGCATAAAAGATCGCGTTGTCCGCCGACACGCTCGTTGCGTTGTTCGGGTCGCTAACATCGACGAGGTTGTAAGCGACGTGCCGCCCAAACTTGTCGAGAAAAACGCCGTCTTGGGCTGTTTTGCTCTGTCCGCTGGCGATTTGGTGAGACTCATAAAAGATGATGCGTGCGGTTTTGGATTCGGTTTCGCTAAGGACAGAAAGCGAGTCGCCGTCTTTGATGCGGAGACGAGTCAGCGCAATTTGCCACTGGAAGAAGTCCATTTTGCCAGCGCGGTCGAACACGAACGGCGTGCCGGCGCGCTCCTCGAATAGCTCTTCGGCCATTCGGTTAAACTCGCGGTCAGGAGTCGCGGCTTGTGGCTTGAGATAGCCAACGAGATTGGCAACACCATTGACGATGCGACGAGCAAGGCCTACGTCTGCATACATTTTGCGCGCCTTGCGCAGGATGGTAAGCCTATCGCCGCCGGTAAGCTCCTTGGACGTGTCCAGCGTGCCCCAATTTACGTAAGCTCGGCGAGGACTCCACTGAGCGGCGTCGAAATTTGTCAGGGCGTTAATCCCTGCCGCTGCTGGTTTGCGATTTCCACGTCGTCCTCTGCTCATGTTCCGAAGGTGCGGGTTGAAAAGTCTTGGCTAAACCACTTGTCGTTGTAGTCCGTCGTGCCGTTGAGTTCGTTGATGGCTTCTTCGATGCGCCGCAGCCACGTTGCACGCTCGTCTGGGCTGATGCTGATGCCCGTGGCGCTCCCGGCGCGGGAAGACTGGCTTGTGATCTGCACCACGTCTTGGATGCGCCCCGCTTCTGCTTGCAGGATCGAAAGCTCCGCCGCCTCTAGCTCAGAGACGGTGAACCACTTCACCAGTTTACGGACCCAAATATCGGACGACGCCATCGACAAAGCGAGGGAGTCAAAAAATAATTCACTTTTGCGCTTGCATACCGAGCCGCTTGGGTTTAATGATTGAGGGTAGTCAGTCAAACAACGAACGATCAAAAATATGAGCACAACATCAATCGCCGCCGCCGAACTCAAAGACCTCGCCGCCGACCACAATATCAATCTGGCCACCGTTGGTCACGTCATGGGTAAAATCCTGAATAAGTCTGGATCATGGACAGACAAAGCCATCAAAGCGCTCACCGCTCACGGCAACAAAAACCTCCTCAAAGAGTTGCAGCAAGCCATGGCCGATCTTACCGCCGCAAACATTGAAGCGGGAAGCTCTACCGATGTCGGCGAAACTGTTGCGAGCCTGATGATGTTTCACATCCCTGCAATCGTGGCGAAAATGGAAGAGGAGCAACGCGCACTTGGCCTGATCTAATCCAATGAAAAACAAAGCCGCACAAGAACTAGGTCGCCTCGGAGGGCTCAAAACCTCCGAGGCGAAGGCCGCCGCCGCAAAAAAGAACGGGAAGAAAGGCGGAAGACCGCGCAAAACTCAAACATCGCCTTCAGTTTCAGGCGGCGCAGATCCAAACTGATGCGCTACCAGCCACCACGAAAGCACCGCTGAGAGCTTCAATGCATCGGCGTAGTGGTCATGCGCCAGCTTCTTCCAGGTAAGGGGCTGGCGTTTGTGCTTGGCCATGATTAGCGCCATGCCAGAAAGCCCCATGATGTAATCGGGGCCGATGTCCTCGGGAAAGTGAAGGAGCGGCGGGAGTCGCTTTTGCACCCTGTCCAGCCAAAGGGCGCACTTGATACGGAAGTCCACGTAGCTGGTCAGCATGAGCCCAGGCCAGTCATTAATTTGGCTCTGGTTAAACGTGCCGAATGCCTTGTCGTTGCCCCTGGTCGGCCACAGTTTGCCGCCGCTCATGGCGCAGATTTTGTAAATGCGATCGGTCGCCCAGGCTGAATCGATCAGACCGCCGCTAATGCCCACGGTTTTGCCGCTCGGCATTGCGTATTGCTTGGTGCCGAGTCGAAGTAAATCCTCGGGCGCGATTACTTCGCCGTAATCAATCACCCACGCTTCGCCTGTTTTCTCGACTGCGGTCACGACATAGTGCGTGGACTTCTCGCCAGGGTCAGCGCCAATGGAGATGTAGGCGGGATCTTCGACGGGACAGGCGCCGAGTCGATAGGGGGCGCGAAGGCTCAAGATGTCCTCATCCTTGACGGTGGCGCTTCGTTCTTCCCAAGGTAGCGCCAAGGTTGAGTTGAAGAAGTCTTGAAGGATGGACGTGTCGCTCTGCGCGTCCAGCCATTTTACCGCCAACGTGCCGAAAGCGCACGACCTCCACGGTGCGTAGAGCGAATTCAAGTGATACCCAACGCGCCCCGGCTCTGCGTTTGGATTGGTCGAAATCCATTTGCCGCCGCGCAGCATCTTCGTCTTGTGGCTGTCAGTGATCTTGCCTTTGCACTCCTGGCACTCGTAGTGGGCTGTCACTCTGACTCTAGCCTTGTCCCATTCGTCCTCCTTGCGCTCCTTGTCATACCATCGCACCTGCGACCACTCGAGCTTGATGAGCTCACCGCAGTGCGGACAGGGAACCATAAAATAGCGCTGGTCGGTGCGCAGGAATTCTTGCCAGACTGTCCCGCTGTCTACTGTCGGAGTGGAGGTCTTAACTCGCAGCGGATTCGTGAAGCTCTTGGTTCTGTTCTCTGCGAGCTGCAGGGCTGATGCTTCGTTGCCGCGCTGGGTCGCAAACTTGTCCACCTCATCCATGACGAGCAAACCGCACGGACGCGATGCCAGGTTCGCCGGCGAGTTAGAGCCAACGAACGCCAGTCCCGCCGCCGTGAAATCTTGGCTAAGCGCCGTGATCTTGCGCGGACTCGGATGCTTGAGCGCTCGGAGTGGGCCGCAGTCGTCCACCATCGGAAGCCAGCGAGTCTGTGAAAACGATCGGGCGAGATCCTCGGACGGCATAACCCAAAGCCCGGGCAGTGGTCGGTGGACGTAGCGCCACGCCGTGCCTACCATGATCGTGTTGGTTTTTCCTGTCTGCGTGCCCCAGCAAAGCACGATGTCAGAGTTGCGGTCATTGGCGAACATCTCCAGCGGCTCGCGGACGTAGGGCGTCAGGGCGGTGGAGTATGGTCCTTCGTTCTCGGTCTGTCGGATGCTGAGAACGATCTCATCTTCGGCCCATTGCCAAACGCGCCGGTTGTCGCGTGGCGCGAAGCAGGCGGCGAAGGATGCGGCGAGAGATTCAATCACAGTGCTCTAGTTTGATGCAATTAGCAGGCAGTCCGTAGCCCAAGTCATCAACCAATGATTTATCCTCATGCTGAAAGCCCATGCCGTATTGCTGACTTGTGCCTGTCACCTCATGCGCCAATTCGCTCATGTGCCAATCGTTTATAATGACAGGCAGGTCGGGAAGGGTTAGGAGCTTGGCGGCTAATTGGTGAGCGGTCATGGCAGGACAGAGGGGGCAGTTGATAGGGTTTTGAATAACGACTCATCCCGCCATCGCTCGAGCTGCTCGCGTGCGTGATCAGGATCCGAAGGATTGACCTTTGCTGCAAGCGCCCCCGGCATGGAGTCGATG